GGCCGCTGCGACGTCCTGGGGCTGCCCGCTCGCGTTCGTCGGGTTCGCCTTGACGGTAAGCGCCGCCATCGCCGCGAGTTCAGCGTTGCTGATCGACCCCGGAGGGACGACGCCAGGCTGCGGGTCGTACTGAAACAGGCCGGGCCTCATGCTGACTTCACATAGATAGCCGTGGTTGCGGGATGTACGAAGCAGGCGTAGCTCACCTGCCCGCTGGCGGGGACGGGGACGCGCGTTGGCACAAGCCCTCCCGTCGCAGAGGTCTCGTTCTCGCTGGTCTGCAAGATGTCGACGGCCGCGTCTGTCACGATCGACAAGAGGCGCTTGGCGCCCACGTCGAACGTGAGTACGGCAACGCCGTAGGTTCCCGCGGGGACAATGGCGTTCGCCACGGCCTCCGGGTTTCCCACGATGAGCCCCTCCTTGGTGTAGTCGCCCGGCTTTGAGGCCATAAGGTACGCGGTCATGGGGGGTCCCTATTTTGCGAGCACGTATACCGTGCCCGCTGTGATATTACCAGCCGCTGTACTTAGAAAGCGGACATCCGTAATTGGCAGCCCGTTGGCGACGAACTGGCTGGCGCTGTCGCCGCCTATGAACGTCTTGGGGGCCGTGTCGTTAACGTTGATCGCGGACAGCAGCATCTGCCCCGTCCGCGAGCCTGACGCCGCCGTGGCGTGGAATGTGACGGATGCGGCGTTCGTGATCAAGCCGCCTGCCGAGGTGCTGACATAGTCGCCTAGCGTGGCGTGGAACGTGCCGCCCCCGTCAGTGCTGACCCGCGCCGCCCGGAACCCGGAAGCCGCTAGGGCAACGGCGGACCATACGAGCAAGACGTCGCTGTAGCCGGTGACATCTGCGTCGAATGTGGCCTGCGGCGTGGCTGTGAAGTTGTGGGAGGCTACCTGCGTCCACGATGTTCCGGGACCGGAGGAGATGGCTACCTCGGTCACCGCGGTCACGTGGCCGGTTGCGTCGACGGTCACTTGAGCGACGTTGGTGGCGTCCCCGTAGACCCCCGGCGTCGCCCCGCTGTTGTCGTGGGTGATGGGGGTAAGCGCGGTCAGGGCGCCGCCGCCGCCGATGGGCGCCGTAGTCTCGATCTCTACGCCAGAAACGGACGTAACCTGCCTGACGAGCTGAAGCAGCAGGTTCCATTGCTGCATGAACTCCGGGGTCGGCGTGCCGCCCTGGTTCGCGATGACCGAGTTGTACGTGAGGGGGTCGACCTGCCATTTCCGGGGAGCCGTAGCCACTTACGCCTCCCACGGGTCGCCGCCGGTGAACTCACCGTCGATGTCGGAAAGACGCATGGAGCCGCCGAAGTCGGATACCTCTAGTATCCTTCCGGGCTGTCCGAACGAACCCATGGAGCCGAATTGCAGGTTCTGGTTGAAGTTCCCATCCTCGAAAACGACGGACGCCATGGAGAACCACGTTGCGCCGTTATCGTCGCTGAAGCGGACGCTAAGCTCCGCGTTCGTCGTAGAGGGGTTACCTGTGGCCGCGTTGATGCTGAACATGTCGACGGAGATGGTCTTGCGTCCGCGCGCCGGGATAAGCACCGTGGCCGTCCGCCGAATAGGCTTGAACCCCTCCTCGTCGTTCTCCTGCTCAGGGTCGACGATCCAGAGAGTCGTGTTCTGGGAGTCGCCCGCGACGATCCGCCCGTCCCACATCAGGCCCTGCTCTGCGTTCCACGTCACCATGCCCTCAGTGACCCAGCGAGACCACTGGTTGCCTTGAGTGAGGTTGCAGACGTAGGAGCCGAGGTCGCCGAGGTGGAGAACGTAGAACACGTTCCCGTCGAGAACGAATGACCACGCGCGCAGATTGTTGTTCTCGCGGGAGCCCTCGTTGTACGCGAGCAACGCCACAGCCTGCGCCGTGCGAGAGGGCTGGGCGGAAAACTGAGAGGCCACGAGGGCGACGACCTGCGACATGCGGGCCGACGGCGCAAGCACTGTCTGGTCGGCCGCCACGAGGGCGACGACCTGCGCGGAGCGCGACGCGCCTACGGTGGCTTCGGCGCCGGCTAGAACGGCGACCTGTGACGTGGCGGAGTAGTTGGTCACGGCCCGCTCCTAACTAGGCTGTGCGGTCCAGAACAACCGATCCATTGTTGACAGACGCCGGGGTCAGAGCCGCGACAGTGTCGGGGTCCTCCTCGAAAATGTCGAACCTTGACGTCGCGTTGTTCGTGAGCGCGTTGTCTGCCCCGTTGGCGTTCACCGCGTCAACCTGGAACGATACTCGCAGGCTCGCCGCGCCGTTGTCGACATACGAGCGGTTCCGCATCTCGATAGCGCGAACCCCGGTGACGGCAGCCGGCAGCGTCTGAAGCCCGAACCGCGATACTGCGGGTATCTCAGCGCCGCCAGCCAGCGTTGCAGCCGTCCACGAGCCGCCGGTGACGGTCTCTGTCGAGGCGATCGTGTTGCCCGCTGTGCCCGCTGCGATGGCCGTGGCGGTTAGCTGCAGGGCTGTGGGCGCGTTCTCAGCGGTCGCGGAAGCGTTGACAACCGTGCCGGTGCCGTAAAGCGTTCCCGAGCCTGCGCCGCCGTTGATGGCCGCTACGAGGTTGTCGATACAGGCGCCCTCGTCAACGCCGATGAGCACGGAGCCTGCGCCGCCGAGGACCGTGTTGAACGTGTAGACGGAGGCCCCGAGCGTCACGGTCGTTGCGTTGGCCGGGATAGCCTCGAGCGTGAAGATACCCGTGGCGCTCACCAGCGCAGCCTCGAGATAGCGGTCGTCCAGCGGGGCGGTGGCGTCCACGGTCTCGAACTCGTAGGGCTTGTCAGCGGGGACGATGCGCGCAGCGGTGCCGCGAACGGTGAGTGTCTGGGCGAAGGAACTCTCGTCGGCGACGGACTCGTCGAACCCGGCCAACAGTACGACGCTGGCAAAGTTGGGATCGCTGGGCGCGCTGCGGGGGTAGGCCGTGGTGGTGGGCGCGTAGTTGGCGCTGTACCTTGCGACGCCGGGGGTGATCCTCACCTCGTCAAAGATGGCGTTAACGGACGAGTTGGCGAGAACCGTCGTGGCTACCCCAGACATCTCGCCGCCGACGGTGAACTTGGCGTTGGCCGCTGCCGCGTAATAGACCGCGGTATCTGCAACATCCAGGCCAACCTGTACGCCGTTGATGTAGATGCGAGTCAGGTCGCTCTCGCGCTCGATTGCGATAGCGTAGGTGTACCCGGTCTGGAAGTCGTAGTTGAGCGCCAGCACAGTGGCCAGCGTGGCCAGCGTACCGTCCGTCGTGATCTCGAACCGCAGCTCCCCGTTGTTGACGTCGGGGCCGTACTGGACGAGGCGATAGGAGCGTCTGCCGGTAGACGCCGACCACTTGCCGAGGAGCGTTCCGAAGTTGGTCGTGGTGACAGGCTCGACGGGGCGGTAGAACGTCTCGATCGTGAAGTCCGCGCCGCCGAGGTCGTAGTCCGCGTCTGCTCCGCAGTCGAGTACGGAGGCGCTTCCGGGCACGATGAGAACGCCCGCCGCGATGATCTGGCGGGGGCGGGGCGTGAACCCGGCGTCAGCCGTGTCAGAGTCGGGATAGAGCGAGAGAACCCCAGTGATGGACGGCCACGAGCTGTTGTACGTGCCGGCGAGCGACCAGACGGCGAGGTCTTTGATATACCACGTGATGAATCCCCCAGCGCCGGCGGCGCCTCTGCCGAAATACATCTGAGCGGCTGTGCCAGTGAGGACGAGGTTGGTGGCTGTGATGACAGCGACGCCGTCGACGCGAACCTCGAGGGTGCCCAGCGTAGGGTGAAACACGGCCTGGAACTTGATGTCGTGCAGGGTTCCCGCGCGGATAATAGGCGCGGCCGTCTGCGCCACAAGGGTGCCGGCGAAGTTGTAAGCGTGGATGTTCCCGTCGGGCTGTAGGCGCAGCGTCACGATCGAGTCGTTGCTACCGTCGCGCACCACAGCGATGTAGACGCGGTTGGCGGTGTCGGGCAGCGTCTCGAAATAGGGGCGTAGGAAGCAGCCGACCCCAGTGAGCGCAGCGCCGGGGATGACGCGCCGCACGAAAGAGATGCTGGCGGGGAAGGTGATCCAGTAGCGGCCCTCGGTGTCGAACGGCGGCTTCGTGAGCGTCGTCCCGAAGCCGAGCTCGGCCCAGATGCCGTCAAGCATGAGGTCGGTGTCGTTGCCGAACGTCTCGAAATTCTCCAGAAACTTAATTGTCATGGGGCCGCCCTTTCGATCTCCCGCGCTTGGCGGATAATTTGTTCGATACCGTTGTTCGAGATTCTCGTCGGCGATCCGGAAACTAGGTACACCACACCGTCCGATCCGACAACTACCGGGTCGCCGGTGGGAGTAAGAGTTTCCGTCCCGGCCAGAATGCCTGTCGCGAAGGCTCTGCCCCTGATCGGCGCTACGACATCCTCGCCCCCGGTCAGGTAGAACACCTGCGTGCTGTCCGCTCCGAAACAGTAGAACACGTCGCCGACCGTGATAAGCGAGATACCCTGGTCGGGCGTCGCTTCCGCAGCAATGCGGTTAATAGGGTCGATCGTCACCTCGCCGGGGTTGATCCAGTAGATAAGCTCGTCCGCCGCCGCGAGGCAGAAGGTGTAGCCGCCCAGCACGCACACGGACACGATGCCCACGTCGTCGGGGGTCTGCACGCCGCTCAGGGCGTTGGCCGCACCGCCGGTGAGTGTCGCAGCGCCCCAAGACAGGGTGCCCGAGGTCTCCGTGGTCGTGTAGGCGTTGCCGGCTACGCCGCCCACTTTCGCCCGCACGATAAGGTCCGTGGAGGCGGGAGTGTCGGCGTAGACGAAGGCGTTGACGACGGTGGCCGTGCCGTAGTTGATCCCCTCGAACGCGGCGGTAGCGTTGATCGCGTAGGACAGGTTCAGGAGCGACTCAGAGGCCGTCGCCCCGATCAGGACGGAGTAGGCTCCGCCGAGGACGGTGTTGAACGTGTAGACGACGCCGTTTATCGTCACGGTCTGCGTGTTGGAGGGGTTGCCTGTGGCCGTGAGTGTGCCCGTCGCGCGGCTCCCGCTGGCCTGATAGAACTGTAGGCTCGAGCCGTCGGCGACCCAAAGTGTCGTGGCCGTGGCCGCCATGCTGACGATACCGTCCCCCAGCACGATGCCTGTGATGGCCTGCCGCACCAGAGTACGCTCCATACGCTGCAAGCCCGTACCTGAGACGGTGAACAGGGCTCCGGCAAAAGCGCCTTCAAGGGTGAAGTTTCCGCGCACGAAAGGGTTCTGGCCAGACGGGGCCAGGTACGTGGCGCCGGGCCGCGAGAACAGCGACACCTCGTTTACGAGGTTGGTTGGGTCTTTCTCAAAGAACCTGTTGATGAGGCGAACGGGCGGAGTGTTGCCGTAGCTTCTGTCGTAGGCCCCTATCCCGAGCGGAACACGCGCCATGACCTAGTTCCCGAACGGCACGCCGCCGCCCCAGACGCCAGGCCCGAAGCCCTGATAGGGCATCCGCCAGACGTTGTACGGATCGACAGCGGACGGCATGGTCTGGTTGTAGCGTCCAACGATCTTAGCCTTGCCCTCCCGGTGCGTCTTTACCGTCACGGACTTGGGGTCCTTGCCGAAGCGGGGGCAAAGCTCGATCGCGATGGCGCAGCGCCAGAAGGCGTCGAAATCCTCGGGTAGAGGGCTTGTGTCGGTGCTTACAAGCGTGGCTACTCGTTTCCAGTCGCTCAGGTCGGCACGGTAGAACCAGAGAAGCGGCGTGGCCGTGGCGGCGCTGAGAACGAGCGTAGCCGCGCCCTCAATGAGTCGGCCGTTGGCGTTGATGGTCAGCGGCTGCGTGGCGTAGGACGCCCCGACGTTCGTGAGGCCCATGCGGGCGCCGTCTGCCGGGTTCTGTTGAAAGTAGACGGTCTGCGGAGCCGAGAGGTTCGTGACGAGGTTGTAGTTCTGCTGGGGGTACGGGTACACGTCGGTCGGCAGGCTCTGCGCCCGCGGAACCAGAGGGTAGTCGGCGTACACCGGAGACGTGGGGCCGGGCGGAACGGGCCAGTCGCCCAGCTTCTCACCGGCGGTGGTCCCGAGCATCTGGCGCCAGATGTCGTTGAATATCCCGACGCCTTCATCCAGTTGAACCGTGGTGAGGCCCTGTCCTGCGGCCGTCAGGTTCTCTTGGCGGTATGCCCGCGCGATAAGCTCAGCCAGCGTTGCCATTCGGAGCCTTCGGTGCCAGGGCGGCCTCCAGCTCAGCAACCGTGGCTTCTTCCGGCACAGCACCGAACTTGGCGCGGGCCTCTTTCAGAAGCGCTTGGCGGTATGCCTCGGCCTTCTCCGCTTTCTTGGAGACAGGCGCCGCGGGGGCGGGCTTTTGGGTATTTTCGGGTGCAGGTTCGGGTGCCACGAGCTTGGACGGGTGGTCGACCCAGCCCTCGGGAACGTCGGCCTGCGTGTTGCAGATCATCGCTTGGTCGTTGGGGCCGTAGCGCCAAGAAGGCCAGTAGACTTTGGGGCCTTTCGCCATAGTGTAACTCCTCGTAACCGGTCTGCTCGCGGCGTGGTAAGCCGCGTCTTCCATGAACTCGCCGTACTTAAGGCGCATTACCGTCGCGCGTTCCGAACAACGTGACGTCCATCTGCGTCCCGGCAATCATGACCTCTCCCGCCGTCGGGGTCAAGGCTGTCTTGACCGTGTAGACGACGACGCCAATCGTGATCGTGTTCGTCGTGACGAACGCGCCAGACATGGTGAGTGTGCCAGTGGCGGCGACTGCGGCGGCCCCCGTGGCGAGCGTAGCAGCTCCCCAAGAGGCGTTGGCTGCTGTGTCAGTCGTGGCGATGGCGTTACCGGCCACACCGGCGGTGCGCGCCGTCACGTCAATTTCGTCCGTGCTCACAGCTACGGCCGTGACAAGGGTGTGCGCCACGACGTCAGCGTCGTAGGTCACGCCAGCGCCGGTCGCGCCGGTCAGGGTGTCTGCGCCGAACGACAGGGACGCGGAGTCCTCCGTGGTGGTCAGGTAGTTAGCGTCGACGCCGGAGTAGCGCGAGGACAGGTCGATCGTGTCGCCAGCGCCCGCAGCAGCGGAGACGTCGGGGTTGGGCGGCGTCGTGTTGCCGTAGGTCGTGCCTGCGCCGGCTCCAGAGTTTATGGCCGCGATCAGGTTATCGAGGGTATCGGACGCCGAGGCTCCGCGGAGGACCTCGAAAGGAACCCCGGCAGCCGTGAGGGCCGTGACGATGGTGTAATAGTAGCTGCCGATGCGGACGATCCCGCCGGCAGCGGGGTTGGCAGTCGCCGTCAGGACGCCCGTGGCGACATCCCCGGTCTCGCTGATAGCGTCGAGAAGGTTGTCGCGGGTGGCCTCGGCAGACGCGCCGATAAGAACCTCGTAGGCCGCGCCGGTCAGCGCAGCGACGTAGGTGTAGACCGTCGTGCCGATTGTGACCGTCTGAGCGGCGGAGGGCTGTCCGGTGTACGTGTACGTGCCGACCGCTGCGACGGCGTCAGCGCCGGAGGCCAGAGTAGCCGCTCCGAACGCGCCGTTGGCGAGGGTCTCGGTCGTGGCGATGGCGTTGCCCGCTGCGCCGGCCGTGAGGGCGGTCAGGACAATAGTGGTGGCGGTGTAGGTCGCGTTGACGGTAGGGACATCGTCCGTGTCGACTGCGAAGTCGTACACGGCGGGCTGCCAGCCGTTGATGGCCGCGGCGAGCGACTCGAGCGTGCGGGCGACGACCGAGTTAGCCGGGCCGAACGTGGACGCATTGGCGAGGCGGAACCATGCGGGGGCGGCGTTATCAAACGAGGCGGCGACACCGACCGTGGAGGCGTTGCCCGTCACGGTGGCGACTACCGCGGGGCTCGCTGTGCCGGAGGGGTCGGTGGTGGAGCGTTGCAGGTTCAGCGTGGCGCCGTCCACGGGGCCATAGCCCTGGAACTGCACAAGGCCTTCGCCGAACAGTGCCCAACCGGTCAGGTCGGAAGAGGAGTCGAATTGGGCCGTCTGCACGACGCGGCTAAGCGCCTCGGCAATCGGGGTAACGGTGAGGGTCTCGAATTTGGTCGTCACAGGGCGCTCCTTGCGCGGGGCTTCAGGAGGACACCCCCAGCGTACCTCTCGGCAGAGGCTGGGGGCTTATTCCTGTGATTACGCCGTGCCGGAGAAGCGCGTACCCAGCATCGGGTCCATGACCTCGGAGCCGAACGTGCAATCCCAGCGGTGGATGTGCGCGCCGGTCGCGATGTCCGAGCCGCGCCAGTAGCGGATGCCGATGCCGGTCTCTTTGGAGACGGCGAACGACGCCACGCCGGTATCCGGCATACGGAGACGGGCAGACACGAGCTGGATGGCGGACTTGTGCCAGGCCGCGCGCTGACGGAACGTGGACGAGGCGTTGCCTGACCATGTCACAGCGGCGCTGTCAGCCGGGACCGAGTTGACGGTGGCGAACACGGTGTTCTGAACGACGGAGGTGCCGTCGGTCGTGCCGGTGACGATGATGGCCGGACGGATCGTGACGTCCTCCGTGGTGCCGGTCACGGTGACGTCTGCGGTCACGGTGAACTGCTGGAGGTAGGTCAGCGTCTCTTGCGTGCGCTGGTTGACGGCGAAGACGCCGGCAATCGTGAACACTTCGCCGGCCTTGATCGTGTGGCCGTTGGTGAGACCCTTCAGCGAGAGCGTCTGGGTCATAACGTCCTTGACGTCACGGTAGTTCACGTTCTCGGCGGCGCCGTCGACCTGCGCCGCGCCGGAAGTCGTGCGGGTGCCGGTCGTGAGGCTGCGCGTGGCCTGCGTCTCATAGTTGTCGATGCCCGAAAGCATCGGGATACGCGCGTTTTTCAGCGCGTCAACCGCGGTGGAGGACATGAACTTGTCGATCAACGAGCCCATGACGCCCGCGCTGTCCTCGGTGGAGAACACGGAGACACGGTCGCTGGACGGAGCCGAGAGGTTCTCGAGGCGCGTGCGAACAGGGATGAACTGCTGCGGAGTGGCCAGCGCGTAGTCGGTCGCCGTGGAGCCCGGTGCGTTGACCCAGCTCGGGAACTTGAGGAGCTGCGTGTGCAGGTTGGAGTCGATTGCCTGCGCGATGGCGGAGGCGGCCGACTTCATGTCCTGGTTCTGCATCAGGTCGTTGTACGACTGGATCCACTCCAGGTCGCCGACCGAGATGTGAACGCCCTTGTACTTGTCGATCGCGATGTTGGCCGATCCAGTCACGCTGTCCTGGAGTTGGAGCGTGGCGCCGTCCGTGACGGTGAAGCGCGACGGGCGCTTTTCGTACACTTTCAGGCGGTTGTGGTCGTTGACCTTGTCCTGGAACTTGTTCGAGACAAGTTTACCCATGACCAGATGGTTCTCGACCAACAGGAGCATGGAGTTGACATAGATGGTGTCGTCAAGAAACTGGTTAGCCACTTTGCTCTTTCCTTATGCGGGCCTTGAAGGCCTCAAAATCTGTGGGAACTGACGAAAACGAGCCGTTTGCGCCCCTTGCTTGGTTCTTGGGAGGCGGGTCGGCGGAGGGGGTCTTGCGCGGCGTGGGGGGCGGGGGTTTCCCGGCTTCAAAGCGTGCTTCTAGCCGTCCGAAAGCTCTCGCCCACTCTACCGGGTCTTTGATACCGTCCAGAGCGATGGCTTCCCGCACGTTCGTCGCGAGGTGGTAGGCTACCTCGGCGCCGACATCGGAGTCTCGCAGCATCGCGCCGGTTTCTCTGGAACACGGCCACTTCCCGGCTTCTGCGCCGTGGAGGACCTTTTCCACATAGTCGGGGTGCTTCGCCGCGGCTGACTCTAGCTGGTCAACCCACGCGCTCTCAGCTTCTTCGGCTTTCGCCGCTGCGGCCTGCTGCTGCCGAATGGACTCTTCCCGAGTACGTTCTTCTCGGACGGTTTGAAGCGTCTCAAAACGTGCCGTATCCCGAATAAACGCGGTCGTCAACTCCCCGAAATCATATTTCTGAGTCCCGTCGGCATTTTTGTCGTCCGCGTGCGGAGCCTTGGGGGCCTCGCCGTCGTCCGTCTCTTCGGCAGACGAGGTGGCGTCGGGTTTGGCGGCCTCCAGCGCCTCGAGCCTGGCCCGCAGGTCCGCGTTCTCCCGGTCCTTCTCGTGATTCCGCTTCACGAGGTCGGTAAACCGCTCCGAAGCCGGCTTCTTACCTTTCGGCGCGGGGTCCGCGCCCTTCTCCGGGTCCGCGGGCTTGACGGCTTCCGCCTCCTGCGTGGCGAGAGCCTCGGCGGCCTCGTCCTCAGCCTTCTTGGCCTCGGCGGGGGCGTCTACCTCTTTCGGGGCGTTGGCCGCCGCCTTGAATGCCTCGAAATCCTCGGGGACCTTCTCAGGCTCCTGGTTTTGGTTTTGCTCGGTCATTTTTGGCTTTCTCCTTCATTGCCTTCTCAGCCGCCGCGCGCTCCTGCACGCCGTTGTCTTTGTCTATTTGCTGCTGGCGCGCGGCCAGCACGTCGTTGACCTGAATCGACGAGGTCTCGGCGTCCGTGCGGTCGACGTCGGCGCCGACAAGAACGGTCTCGGCGCGCAGTTTCTCGGTCGCAGCATCGTTCTTGCGTGTTTCCGACATCATCTTGGCGACTTCGGCCATGGTCTTCTCGAGGGACTCGCCCTGCTCCTGCGCCTTGGCCATAGCCTCCATGGCTTTCGCTTCCGCGAGCGTGGCCTTGGCCATGATCTCCTTGAGCTGCGCCTCGGCGGCGGCCTGCGCCATCTGCTGCTGCTGCGCGGCCTCTTCCTGCGCGGCCTGCGCGGCCTGCTGCTCCTCGGGCGACATGTCCTCGGGGTCGCGGAACTGCGGCGGGAGCGCCAGGCGCAGACGTTTGGCCAGTTTCTCGGCTCCGGGGATGTCCATGTTGTCCACGATGATGTCGAGGCCGGCAGCCATGGCCTCGGGGGCCGAGTTAACCAGAGACGTCAGGGTCTCAACAGCCTCGACGCGCTTGGTGGCGTAGGACGGGCCTGTCGTGATGGCGACGCGGTACTTGGCCGTCGTGATGTTGGATTCGGGGTCGTCGGGGTTGTTGAGCTGCATCAAGTCCTGCTTCCCCTCCTCCCCCAAGATTACGACGGTACGCTGGGCGCTGTAGTAGTGGGGGATGAGGTCGCACAGCACGCGGCCTGCCTCCTCGATAGCCATGTTCAAATTGTCGTTGTAGATGACCGTCCCAAGCTCTCCTACGCGCTGGCGCGCCGTGATCGCCTTGCCGGAAACCTCGTTCGACTTGATGCCGAGCGACGCCTCGTGAATGTTGGAGATGTCGCGCATAGCCTGCGCCGACATGCCGGCCGCCTGGATAAGCGCCGGCTCCATCTGCACGGGAGGGACCATCTGCGGGAGCTTGTCCGTCTCCTCGTCGTTCCATATCAGAAGAGGGTCGTTGGAGAGGTGGCTGTTGCGCCACTTCTCCTCGAACCCCTGTACGGCTTTCTTGGTCGCGATCCACTTGGCCTTGGGGGCCTGCATGAGCTTCTCGGCGACCGTCGAAATCCAGTAGTTGTTCATGCGCTGCGGGTCTTTGAGGAACCGGACGACGCCGAAATACTGTTTGGAACCAGCGACGTTGATCTCCCACCCCGGCACCCGGAAAACCGGGACGCGGTAGGTGTACATGCGATAGGGGCCGTCGAGGATGCTGTTGGACGTGCAGAGGTACATTTCCGCGAAGGGGCGCTCCGCCTCGCGGATGTGGGGCTCGCCTGTGCGCGGGTGTACGGTGACGTTGGGCAGGTACTCCGCGGGATCCATGTCGGTGACGTCCGTTATGTCTCCGTTGTTCATCAGGGCGACGGTTCGCACGTCCGAGCGCATACGCCAGTACGAGGCCACTTTCACGGTGTCGATCGACCACCACTGGGGGCCGATGACCGTGTTGTTCGGCGCTAATGTGGCACCCATGTCACCCGTCTGAGCCCAAGGCCACCGGGCCTTGAAGTCCTTCATGGTCATGTTGTCTTCGACGAAAACGTGGCGCGCGTCTCGCCCCGTGGGGTCGTTCATCAGGTGGTCCCACGTGACGCAGGTGAAGTCGGTCAGCGCGTCGATCTTGAGGTCCTGGTCGAAAGCGTCATACCCGGCGTACTCCGCGATAATTCGGAAGTTTCCAACCCCGCCGATGGCGCCCTGCTGTAGCGCGCAGTCGTAGGCGATGTCGGCGCGCGAGTGTTTCTCGATACCTCGGATCAGGCCCTGCCGCAGCCGCGCCTCAGCCTTCGTGCCGCCGTTGTCTGGGAGAACTTTGATGCTTGTTTCGGACAGGCGCCGGTTACCTACAATCTGGCCCACAAAGGCCAGCATTCGGTTCTCGGTGAGGAGCGGCTTCCTGTCGGCGATGCGCCGCGCCTGAGTCGCGGGGTCCCACTGGGCTCCGGCCGCGAAGCCGGTATCCTCGATCGAGGCCTGTAGGTTCAGGACGTTGGCGTTGTAGGCGTCGTCGTAGTTGCAGCGCATGTCCTTTAGGAACGCCTCCACAGTCGGGAAGTCGTCGGGCAGCTTTACGCGCTTACCCTTGCCGTACTCGTTAGAGCCGCCACCTGAAACGGAGTAGTTGTCGGCCATCAGGACATCCAGGACTGGCTGCCGCGTCCGCCGCCGCCGTTAAACGGGTTGTATTCTGCAACCATGGGCTCCGTCAAGGGAACGGGCTTATCCTCGTCCGAGATGTTCTCATAGAACTGGAGTGTGGCGAACGTCAAGGCCAGCGCGTCAGCGAAATCGGGGGACCTGATACCCTTGGACTTCAAGTCGGCCTTGGATTGCAGGAGAAGGTCGTTGGACGTGTTGGGCTTGGCCTTCACGCCAGTCAAGTCTGCCTGTAGCGCGTCGTCGTCTGGAATCTGGGGCGGCGTGTCCACGTTTTCAAGCCAGTTTTTAGTGCGTAGCCACATCTCCGCGCGGCGATTCACAGGTCCCGCGCGCTTTGAGTTCGCCATCTTCGCCTGACTCTTGGCTCCGAAGTTAACCGAATGCACGATCGCGTCGTACCTGGGGTTTTTCGCGCGCAAAAACGCAATAAGCGGGGCTCCGAGGCCTCCTGCGTCGACGAACATGGCGGCGGGCTTGTGCTGGTCGATAAGGTCGGCCATCCACTCCACAGCCTCAACGTAGCCGATCTGTCGGTACTCGATCTTGTGGCAGCACGCGCCGCGGCGGTGGGCGACGGTGAACCTGTCGCCGTCGGGGCCTGCCGGGTCCACGCCGAGAATCAGCGGCCCCAGGCTCTCTACGCGGCGGCGGCGGGCCAGCATGACCGCCTTGGCGGGTATGAACGAGCCCTTGTTGGCGCTCTGGAACGCCTCTTCGGCCGTCGCCGGGTACTCGACCTTGAACGAGTCGAGGCCGTCGTCGAGAATCTTGTTGCGGCGCCAGTGCATCTGCTCGAGGTCGAGCCCGAACGCCTCGGCGTACTCGGACTCCGTGAGTTCCCCGTCGACTGGCGACAGGCCCTCTGCCGGCGCGACGTCTGAAAGTTTGAACTCAGGGCCAACGGGGATGCGCGACGTAGGCTCGAGGAACCACGCCAGAAAGCACGCCTCGAACTCGCCGACCCCAGCGACGGCGTTCTGCCAGCGGCGGTAGAACTCGTCGCCGACGCCGTTTGCCGTGCTCTCGAGGATAACCCACGTGCCCGGAACCAGGGCGACCGAGTTAACCGACGCCTTGAAGTGGCCGGTAGCGTTCTCCCAGAAGGCCACCTCGGACCCGTGGAAGAACTGGCGCGTACCGCCGCGGCCGACCTCTTTCGACCCGGCCGTCGTGACCTCGTAGGCCGAGTTCATCCGCGCAAACGACAGCTCCTTGGCGTTGGAAGCCCCCGTCACCGGGGCGACAGGGTTGTGCTTGTGGAACGTCTCGCTGATGTCGAAAATGCTATCAGACGTTGCCCCGTGATGCGAAAGCACGAAGGCGCGCTGGTTCGGCCACAGCGAGGTCTTGTGGTACGCCCGCGCCTGTGTCCACGTCGAAATGCCGAGTTTACGGCCCTTCAACGTGATAATGCGGACATAGCCCTTGCGGCGCAGCATGTCCTCCGCGTGGGCGTTCAGGACGCGCTGGGCGGTGTTAAGCTCGAACGGGACAAGCCTGGCGTCAGTCGTGACGATCTTCAGGCACGTCCGCGCGAAAAACGGGAAGTCCGCGCGCAGCTTCAGAACGGCCGCGATCTGGTCCTGCGACACCATAAGGTCAGCGCCCCACGCCGGAGGAGGGACAGCGTGGGGCGCCTATCCGTACAGCGGTCCAGCGGCTGTGCCCGGCACGGTCAGTCATCCACGGTATCGTACTCTGCGTCAAGGTCGCCCACGACGATTCCAGAAAAGTTAGCCCCTCTAGGGGGTAGACTGAAGTTAGCCTCTACAGAGGCTGAAGGGATCGGGGTGTCGACCACGCTAAAGTCCCCGTCGATCGCCTGGAGAACGTCCTCGATCGAGCGCCGGTCCTCGACAACGACGTCCTTCTGGATCGTTTTCGTATAAATCTTGGTGTAGAAGTCCGTCTCGTTCTGCGCCGTCTTGGTCGACCAGTTGTACAGACCTCGCCAGCCGCCCCTCATCTCGAAAACCGTTAGTGCGGCGTTACGTCCGTGCCTGGCCCCAAACGTCATGACGGCCCCGTCCTCGGGGTCGAACATGGGCGGCGGCGCCGCCGGAGGGAGGGTGAGGAGGGTCATGCCTGTACGTTACACGCTCACGCCGAGTTTCTCAAGCGCCGCGCGCGGGCCGTCGGGGGCGTTGTTCCTCAGCCACATGTAGAGCGCCATGTACTCGAGTCCGAGCGCCCTTGCCGCCAGGGAAGTCCCGAGGGCGTGCGCCCGCTTCAGCCTCGAAATCCGCTGCTGCAAGGGCAGCCTGGCGCGCTGGTCCGGTGGCTGGGACAGTCCCTCCATGACGTCAAAATGCTTACGCCGCTTTAGAAAATGCCACAGAGCGGACGTGTCCATGTCGAGGGTCTCGGCGGCGTCCGCCAGCCATCCGCCGGCGGCTAGCGTGTTGCGGCACACGGTCAGCCGCGCTTTCGCCTGTCCGATCGACAGGTAGCGGTCGTCCTCGCGCGGAGTCCCAGTCGTCATCGTCATAGTCGTCACAGTCGTCCTCGGGCAGCTTGCCGTCGTTCTCGTCGAACGGGCTGATAATGTCGCCGGGAATCAGCGCCAGTGTCTCATCGTTTTTGCAATCGCCAGGCATATGGCAATGTACCCCACAAAAGCCAGTACCTCAATGGGCACGGGCAATCTCAAGCTCATTGCACACCGTCGACTTAGGCGTCGCGATTCCGGGCAAAACGCGGTGCTCGACGTGCTGTGGGTCAAGATTCGCCCCCGCCCACTCTACCGCCTCATCCCTCGAACACGCAAAAATTACGGGCCGATACTCCGCGTCCGCGGAGTCCTTGTGTCGAGCTTCCAGAACATATCCGCGCATCCCTCGTACCTCTGTACGTTAGCGCACAGATTACCCCGATGGGACGGGGGATGCAAGCGGGTTGTCAGTCAGTAATGCCTCTGCAACGCGCCTACCAAGTAACGGGGGGACGGCGTTGCCTACTTGGATGTATTGCTCTGTCGGACTTCCGTTGAACACGAAAGAATCGGGAAACGATTGCAGCCGCGCG